GACAATCTATGGTGAGGGTGATACTCTCGTGCTTGTTGAAGACATTATCTCAGCGATGAGAGTTGCAAGGACTCGAAGTGGTTTTTGTTCAGCTCCATTGTTGGGGTCTTCACTCTCTTACGAATTTGAGAATCAAATCGTAGAGTCGTTTAAACAAGTTGCAGTTTGGCTTGATCGAGACAAAGCACTGAATGCTCTGAGAATCAAGAGGAAGTTGACAAGCAGAGGATTAGACAGTAGAGTGATCGTTACCGATAAAGATCCAAAAGAATATACAAAAGGGGAAATTGTAGAATGGTTGAAAAGCAGATAATCAAGTTATTTTGTGAAGATAGAAATCTCTTTACAAAGTTTTATAAATATGTTAATATTAATTATATTAAAATTAATTATATTAATATATATAAATTATTTATTATTATAAATAATTATTATAATAAATATATTAATAATAATAATATTAATAAATCTGAATTAGAATTAGCATACAATTCTAACTACCTCCTAAACGAGATGGAACGAAAAGAGATCACTTCTCTGATCGAAGACATCTTCGCTATTGAAATCACAAACCCTGAAGCAGTTATAGACTTACTCGAAGAGCATCGTAAGAGATGCCTCTCAGGTGAGATTGCTCGTATCGCTCTTGACGTTGAGGATGGCAAGGCAGACATCGAGGAACTCCACAAGATCTATGACGAGTTCGATCACTCACAGATTGAGGCTGATGAATCACAAGAGGTTCTTATGGATCTTAACGAACTCTATGACTCTCAGATAGAAACACCAGGATTACGATGGAGATTGAAATGGCTAAACCAAGCACTAGGTTCACTCAGAAAAGGCGACTTTGGTTTTATCTTCGCAAGACCAGAAACAGGTAAGACAACTTTCCTAGCTAGTGAAGTAACTAAAATGGTTCAGCAAACAGAGGGTGAAATCATTTGGTTCAACAACGAAGAACAAGGTAAGAAAGTAGCTATACGATGCTTTCAAGCTATGCTTGGATTAGAATTAGATCCACTCTTCAATGACAAAGAACACAATCAAGAGAAGTTTATTTCTCTAGGTGGAGGACGAATTAAGATTTACGATTTTGATGATTCGTCTCGAGCTTCAAGGATCGATGCAATACTCAAGGAATCTACCCCTGCCTTGATTATTTTCGATCAGATCGATAAGATCAAAGGCTTTAAAGCTGATCGTAACGATTTGGAGCTCAAGGCGATCTATCAATGGGCAAGAGAAATAGCAAAGAGATATGCCCCAGTGATTGCAGTATCACAAGCAAGTGGTGAGGCTGAGGGTAAGTTATGGCTTACAATGGACATGGTAGATGGTTCTAAAACAGGTAAGCAAGGTGAGGCAGATTGGATTCTTGGTATTGGTAAAGAACAAGACAATACATCAAGACTTCGTTTCTTAAACATTTGTAAGAACAAACTGATAGGAGATGTTGATACTCTACCTGAGTTAAGACATGGTTCTACACAGGTTCTTATCAGACCTGAGGTTGCTCGTTATGAAGATATCTAATGTAAAATGTAATGTGTGTGGTAGTAGGGCTACAATATACTTTGAAAAGAAATGGTGGTGTGGTTTCGAGTCAGGGTTTGGTGAATTTAATATAAAGGGGATTTGTAAAAATGAGAAGATTACTGATAACAATGCAAACAGAAGATGAAGTAGTAGAGAAGAGAGACTTAACTCCCTATGCTCAAAACATAGTGGACTTTGTTAGTGAGGATAAAGTTTATTCTCGTAGAGAGATAGCAATAGGCTTAGACTATTTAGTTACATCTGTTATTACTAAGGTAGATGACTTGATTTCAAAAGGATACTTAAAACAAATTAATAACTTTAAATGTCCTATTACAAAGAGAGAAGTAACAGGGGTTACTAAGATATGAAACATCTAACGCTAGACGTAGAAACAACGATTCAGAATAAAGGTAATCCTTTCAGTCGTTTAAACAAGCTCTGTCTCATAGGTCTCAAAGACAATGGTATCTATGACATCGAGTATACAGAACATCCATATCGAGATGACCTTGATCGTGTTCAGTCGGTCATCAACAATCACGATATGCTTGTAGGATTTAATATTAAATTTGATCTACATTGGATTCGTAAGTATGGTATAGACTTTCAGGATAAAAGAATATGGGATTGTCAGTTGGTACACTTTATCCTAATGGGACAATCTAAACCATATCCTAGCTTAAATCAAGTTTGTGAACACTATGGACTAGAGACTAAACTAGATGTAGTTAAAGAAGAATATTGGAAGAACGGCATTGATACTAATGAGATTCCTCGTGATATTCTAGAGGAGTATTTGCAGAAAGATTTAGATCTTACAGAGCAAGTATATTTAAAACAGTTAGAAGATCTTGAAGTAAATCCACATCTTAAAAGACTCATTAGCTTACACAATCAGGACTTACTTGTTCTTGAGGAAATGGAGTTTAATGGTGTCTTATACGATCAGGATAAGTCAGAGATTTTAGGACATGAAATGGAGGAACAAATTGCAAAGCTTGATAAAAGGTTGTATGACATACATAAGTGTGATGATTTCAATCCCAATAGCGTTGATCACCTTAGTGCTTTCTTATATGGTGGTAATGTTACATTTAGGAGGAGACTGCCTAATGGGGTTTATAAGTCGGGAGAGAAAGAAGGACAACCAAGATTCAAATGGGAAGCCCATGAAATAGAGTTTCCTAGACTTGTAAAACCTTTAAAAGGGTCAGAGTTAGAGAAAGAAGGTTTATACTCTACTGATGAACAAACACTTCGTAGTTTAGCAGGATCAAAGAAAGCATCAGAAGTTATTAAGATTATATTGACAAGAGCCGTTTTAGAGAAGAGAATGACAGCATACTATAAAGGTTTAGTTAATTTGATTACAGAACAGAATTGGGAAAGAGGTCATATCTATGGACAACTTAACCAATGTGTGGCAAGGACAGGTAGACTATCAAGTAGTAAACCTAATTTACAGAACTTTGATGGTGAAATCAAAGGACTATTATTATCACGATATAAGGAGGCAATATGAACAGTGACAACTACACACCTGATTATGATGAAGGTATGCAACTTCAATCAGATCAGGAAGAAGCTTATGTAGTACATACAGTTAATGATATAAACACAATCATTCAAGAGATAGGTGTTGAGATAGTTATGGAAAATCTTAATGACTACTCTACTGAGCAGATTGTTAAATGGTTAGCAAAGCACTACTAATGAAAGATAATTACAAAGGTGCATTTTGGTATCCTTGGGATTGTTTTGGAACCCATGAATCATTTAGAACAAGACGTTTAGATGAGCTTTATGAATATATAGAAAAGCTTGGAGTTCAGGAAGCTTGGATACAATATATTATTCATGATATTGAAGATGTGATTCAGATAGATGGTCCTGAGTTTTTAATGAAACACTTAGATGTACCTTCTAAAAAGAAATTAATAGATTATATTAAGAGGCATTACTAATGTTATTACAAGCAGATGCAAAACAACTAGAGTGGGTAGGTGCTAGTTATTTGTCTCAAGATCAAGTAGCGATTGATGAGATATGGAAAGGCACAGACATGCACTCTGATAATCAGAAAAGATTTGGACTACCAAGTAGATTGATTGCTAAGACTTTTGTATTTAGATTAATCTATGGAGGCAGTGCTTGGTCTTATGCTAATGATCCTAACTTTAAAGATGTAGGTAAAGAAGAGTTCTGGGAAAATATCATTAAAGAATTCTATAATAAATATAAAAACTTATATCAGTGGCACGAAGAGATATTCTTTAAGGCTAAAAGAGATCATAAACTTATCATGCCTACAGGACGTACTTATTTTTATGAGCCTGAGATTAAGTATGGTAAGATGAAGTATCCTCGAACAAAGATATTAAATTATCCAGTTCAAGGACTCGGTGCAGATTTAATGGCGATAGCTCGAGTATCATTGAGAAATCGTCTTAAAGGTCGTGATGGAGTGAAGATGGTGAATACTGTTCACGATTCCATTATCCTTGACTTTGATCCAAAAGTGTGGGATAATGTTACATTGGTCAACATAGTTGATAAATGTTTTGAAGATGTTCCTGATAACTTTAGTAAGTTATTTGGAGTAGATTTTAACTTACCTATGCGAGTCGAATGTCAAGTTGGACAAACATGGGGTGATATGGAGATTATAAATGCAAATCACAGTAATTGATGTAGGACAACCTAATACTCATTCAACTAAGAATGGTAGATCATATCAGTCAATGGAAGTAACATATAAGAATGATAGTGGTCAAGTACAATCTAAAAAGCTAATGTCATTCAGTAATCCTGATGTGTTTAAACAGGCTAAAGAATGGCAAAAAGGTGACACAGTAGATGTCAATACTCAGAAAGATGACAATGGCTATTGGCAGTGGATTAGTATTGGAGCTGATGCAATAGCACAAGCTACAAGCACTACAAGTAATGCTAAACCAACTACACGAGTCACTGGTAGTAACTATGAAACTAAAGAAGAACGAGCACAACGTCAAGTTATGATCGTAAGACAGTCATCTATCTCTTCTTCTATCTCAGCTTTGACTGCTGAAGGTAAACAACCTTCTGTCGCAGACATTTTAGCTATGGCTAAAGAGTTTGAGAACTATGTAATGGATAACAAGTCTGTTAATTCAGTTGCAGATATGGAAGACGATATTCCATTATAATGAAAGCTTTAGTTGACATGGATTTAGTGTGCTTTCGAAGTGCAGCGAGTGCTGAGAAAGATGATGTAGGTATAGCTATCTATCGTATGAATGAACTGTTTGATCAGATCATTGAAAAGGTAGGAGCTACTGAATACCAAGCATTTCTTACAGGCTCTCGTAATTTCAGGAAAACTATTTATCCTGAATACAAAGCACATCGTAGAGCACCTAAACCTGTGCATTTAGAAGCGTGTCGTGATTATGCGATGCAATCTTTAAATGCAGAACTTGCCCCTGATGGGTTAGAAGCAGATGATGCTTTGGGAATAAATCAAACAGATAATACGATAATATGTTCCCTTGATAAAGATTTACTCCAGATACCAGGAAAGCATTTCTCCTGGGAAATCAGTGGCAAAGGATGGACAAGACCTGATACTTTTGTTGATCAGACAGATATAGAAGGTCTTCGTCTATTTTATGAACAATGTCTTAAGGGTGATACCTCTGACAATATTAAAGGTATTGAGAAGATTGGTGATAAAAAAGCTAAAACTTTATTAAGTTCTAGTTTATCAGAACTTGATATGCTTAGTGTTGTTAGAGACCTTTATGGTAACGATAATGAATTTCTTATGAATGCAGGATGCTTATGGATTCTAAGAGAAGAAAACTCTTATTACAAGGATAGATTTGATGCCCTCATTCAGAAGTAAGTTTGAAAAAACAGTTTGGGATAAACTTAAGAAAGTATTTACATCTTGTAAGTATGAACCCAATAAGTATTCCTATATCCAACCTGCTATAGAACGCACCTATATTCCTGACTTTAAGCCTGGTACTGCTGAGATATACATTGAAGCTAAAGGTAAACTAGACTTAGAAACTAGAAAGAAGATGGTGTGGTTTAAACAGTGCAATCCAAAGACTCGTGTTATATTCTTATTTATGAATCCTGATGTTAAGATTCGTAAAGGGAGTAAAACTACCTACTGGATGTGGGCTGACAATAATGGATTTGAATGGCTCGATGCCAGAAAGGACTGGATAAGTGATTATAAAAAACTTCTTAAGAAATGAAGATGGTAGTTGTTCCTTTAAGTGCGAAGTCGATGATAAAGAAGCACAAGCTCTTATTGAATTTGCTGTTATGCAATTAATAGACTTAGGTATTATTAATGTAGAAGAACAAGCAGATATAGAGAGTGAAGTTGATTCATATATAAATTCTGGAGGTAAACTTTCATGAGAAAGCATTTAGTGATACCTGATTGTCAGGTTAAACCAGGACACTCAGTACAGTATTTAAAATGGTTAGGTCAGTATATTGTAGATAAACAACCTGATGTTATTGTATGTATAGGAGACTTTGCAGATATGCCTAGTCTTTCTTCGTATGATACAGGTAAAAAAGCCTTTGAAGGCAGAACTTATAAGTCAGATATTAAAGCAGTTCATAAAGCTATGGATGCCCTTACAGCTCCTCTAGTTCGATTACAAAACAGACAGCGTAAAGACAAACGTAAACTTTATAAACCTGAGATGATATTAACTTTAGGTAATCATGAAGATCGTATTGATCGAGCTATCAATAATGATCGTAAGTTAGAAGATTTAATTAGCATAGGAGATCTTAAATATGAAGAATATGGTTGGACTGTGTATCCTTTTCTTGATGTGGTTGTTATTGATGGTATTGCTTATAGTCACTATTTTGCAAGTGGTGTCATGGGAAGACCGATTACATCGGCTAGAACGTTACTCACTCGTAAGCACATGTCGTGTTTCGCAGGACATCAACAAGGCAGACAGATTGCTTACTCCAGTCGAGCAGACGGAAGAGACATTACAGCTATTATTGCAGGATCATGCTACGAACACGATGAGGACTATTTAAGTTCTCAAACTAACCAACACTGGAGAGGGTTCTATATGCTCCATGAAGTTAATGATGGTTCTTTTGATGAGATGGCAGTAAGTATTAATTATCTTAAACAAAAGTATGGTAAAAAACTTGACAAAAACGTTTAAACGAGGTATAATATTATGATACACCCATTGGAAAAGATCTTTGAAGAAGCAGTAGAGCAAGCCTCAGATGGTAAAGGTGAGGAAAGGCATGGTAATGGTAAATGTTTTATGACCCAACCTTGGGTTAGCTTAGCTGATACACATGGTACAGGGTTCCTTACAGGACAAGCTCAGAAAAAGATTATGGAAGCTGTAAGCAATAGAGAAGATTCAAACTATTTATGGTATAAACGAGAAATGCTAGGAGCTATCAATTATTTAGCTATGGCATTATTATATGAAGAAAGGATCGATGATGGTAGACACTAATCCACATACTGGAGATCGTATAGTATCTAAACTTAGAAATAAAGATAAGTTTGATGAGAACTTTGATCGTATCTTTGGTAAGAAAGATAAGAAAGAAACCGATAAAAAAGATGGCAAATAACCTAACTTTCCATGAGCTTAAAGAAGAACTCTGTAAGATGGAAGAAACAGAACTGTTAGAACTATTAGATATTGAGTCTGTAGAAATTGTAGAAAAGTTTCAAGATAAGATAGAAGATAATTTTGATAAGTTAATAGAAGAAGTTGATAATTTAAAAGAGGAGATAGATTTAGATGAGTAATTTACCTACAGTATATCAAGATGTAATTGCGATGTCTCGATATGCTAGATTCATACCAGAGAAAAACAGACGAGAAACATGGTCAGAAACTGTTGATCGTTTAGTTACCTACCTAGACACAAAAACACCTGAATTAAAGAAGGAAATCAAAGAGATTAGAGAAGCCGTTCTTAATCTTGATGTTATGCCTTCTATGAGATTATTAATGACTGCAGGAGAAGCCTGTGAGAGAGACAATATCTCTGCTTACAACTGTTCTTACTTAGCAGTAAATAATAAACGAGCATTTAGTGAAGCTCTATACATCCTAATGAATGGGACTGGTGTAGGTTTTAGTTGTGAGCGACAGGAGATTGATAAGCTTCCTGCCATACCCCTCGACCTAAGGGTCTGCGATGACTTAATTGTTGTTGAAGACAGTAAATTAGGTTGGGCAAAGGCTTTCAAGAAACTCCTGTCATCACTTTATGAAGGTGACATACCTACGTTTGACTTCTCTAAGGTTAGACCTGCAGGAGCTCGACTCAAAACATTTGGTGGTAGAGCCAGTGGTCCTGATCCATTGAAAAGGTTATTTGAATTTGTAACGGAGACGTTTAAACATGCTAAAGGACGTAAGCTAAACTCTATCGAAGTACATGATATTATGTGTATGATTGGAGAGATCGTTGTTGTTGGAGGTGTAAGACGTTCTGCTCTTATCTCTTTATCTAACTTGACTGATCGCAGAATGCGTGAAGCTAAAATGGGAGCCTGGTATAATGATCACCCACATCGAGGTCTTGCCAACAACTCAGTTGCCTATACAGAAAAGCCTGACAGTGAAACTTTCATGGAAGAATGGGTATCATTGGTTAAGTCAAAATCAGGTGAACGAGGTATCTTTAATAGAATCGCTGCACAGGATCAAGCGAATAAGTGGGGACGTAGAAGTCCAGATTTTAGTTACGGAACCAATCCTTGTTCAGAGATTATACTCCGTGATAAACAATTCTGTAACCTTACGGAAGTGGTCGTACGAGCAAATGATACAGAAGAATCCCTTGCTAGAAAAGTTCGACTTGCCACTATTCTTGGTACTATCCAATCGACTCTAACAGACTTTAAATTCTTATCTGCTGAGTGGAAACAAAATACAGAAGAAGAAAGATTACTAGGAGTATCAATGACAGGCATCATGGATGCTGAGATTACTTATAATCCTAACCCTGAAATGCTAGAAAGGCTAAGAGATGAAGCAAGAAAAACAAACGAAAAGTACGCTAAGCGATTGGATATTCCAGTTTCTGCATCAATTACTTGTGTTAAGCCTAGTGGTACTGTTTCTCAGTTGGTTAATTCTGCTAGCGGCATACATACACGGCACAATGACTATTACTATAGACGAATCAGAATGGACAAAAAAGACCCCATCTATGGATTCCTCAAAGACAAAGGAGTAGAAGTAGAAGACGAAGCTTTTAGACCTGATAATACAGCAGTGTTTACATTCCCTATGAAAGCTCCTAAAGGTGCTATTCTTAGAGATGGTATGACAGCTCTTGAACAGCTAGAGAACTGGATTGTCTATCAAAGACATTGGTGTGAGCATAAACCTTCAGTCACTATCTCTGTTAAAGATGATGAGTGGGTTGAAGTAGGTGCTTGGGTTTGGAAACACTTTGATGAAATCTCAGGTGTATCTTTCCTACCCCACAGTGATCATACTTATCAACAGGCTCCATACGAAGACTGTACTAAAGAACAGTATGAAGAACTTCTATCTAAAACTCCTAAGACGATTGATTGGACAGAGTTTGTAGAGATGGAAGATAATACGATAGGTCAGCAAACATTAGCTTGTACAGCAGGAAGTTGTGAGATATAATGATTGCTACTATACAACCTATATGTGGGGTTCAATTAGGCATTGAATTTACAGAGGCTGAAGTAAATGGCACTGAAATAGGATATTGTTTAGTTGATTTATTAATAATCAGAATACAATTAGCGTGGTATAAATAATGAAAGTATGTATAATTGGTTCTCGCTCTCTAGATAAAGCAGAAAAGATCTTCCCTATCATAGATCGCTTTATTAAAGAGCACGGCACGGGCACTCTCACCTTCCTCCTAGGGAGTGCCAAGGGTGTCGACCCATTATCAAAGAAGTATGCTGAGGCTCGAGGAATAGATATTGTAGAGTTTATACCTTACCATCTAATAGATCCTACAGCAGAATTTGATAGTAAGTATTTCTTTGTTAGAACTAAACAGATGATAGATAACGCAGATAAAGTTCTAGCTATCTGGGATACTCGTAGTAAAGGTACAGAGTATGGTATTAAGTATGCCCAGAAAAGAAATCTACCAGTGATGGTAGTTAAAGTCCCTGACTAGGGAGACGTGTATGGTAGTAGGGGTTCGCCTCTCCTCTACTACCTATACTTTTACAGGAGTCTTTCATGTTTGAATATGTTTTAGTTGTATATATCAACAACACACCTATGTACGAGGGTAACTTTGAATCATGTGCCCATGCTACAAACTACGTTAATAAATGTTTAATTAAAACAGTAGAGCCTAAAGACTTTAGGACTGCTTGTCTTTATCAAGAGTATATAAACCTACCTGCCAACTTTCAACCAATCTATCCTGATGAGGAATGTTCCAAAGATTAATTGGAGGTAGTTTAAACGACCCCCACTTAAGCATTAAGAATCTTAGCTACATAATCTTGAGTTTCTGCAGGTAATCTTACTAACCAATTATTACTATCTTCTTCAATAGCTTTCTTAACAGTAGTAGGACCTGCATTATAAGCAGCTAAGGCTTTGTCAAGGTCTCCAAACTCTTTAACTAAAGCATTTAAATAGTCTTGAGCAAAACGTTTATGTTCTTTTTCAGAATCATTCTGTAAAGGTTTTACTCCAAAACCAGGATCTCTAGCTGTATCTGGCATGATCTGGTATTTACCTACAGCTCCTTTAGAAGATTTAATTAAATTACCTGACTCATCAAGGTGTCTGTTACCTGATTCTACTTGAGCAAGTGTAGGTAATACTTCTGCTGCTGAAGTCTTTTTAACAGGAGCATTAGGAGTTTCTGTTGGGGTTTCTGTCGGAGCTCTGTTCAGTGATGTAAAACTTGAATAGAACTCCTCCTGTGCTTCTTTGGGTGACTTCCCAGTAATATTAACATAAGCATCAAAAGCTTCATTGATTCTCCCTATAATTCTTCCATTCAATTCTCTAGGAGCATTACCCATAACTAAGGCACCATTTCCTAAGAACTGAGGATTAATTTCGATATTAGGATTATCCCTAAAATACATCTCTAGGTTATTATTCAATACTTCTTTATAATTGTCAACCTGTTGAAGCATAGCTCCTATTGTATCAGGCTCTTTAATAAACTGCATAGCTGCTTTTGATTCAGGAGTAGCTAAGCCTTTAATAAAGTTTGAAGTAACTGAGAAGGCTTCTTCAGGGGTTAAGTCATTACCTTCTAATATTTCTAAGTGACTATTAATACCATCTTTCATTCTATCAATAGTATACTGATCCTTTGTTTTTACAGCAGCTTCAGTAACAGTATCTAAATGCTGTTTAGCAACAGGTTCTCCTGCTTCATTAGGTAAGAAGCTAGACTTATTTTTATTACCTTGAGCATATTTAAGAAGACCATTTTCAAGTATAGCTCTTACTTCAGGAAACTGAAAAGCACTTAAGTTTGATTTATTAACAATACCAAATACCCACTCTAATTCTTTAGCATTTGGATACTTTTCTAGTAACTTGGCTGTTTGTTGGTTTTCTAAAATAGATTTAACATTTTCAGTATTTTCTTTTTTATATTGACCTGTTTCCATATCTACTAAAGTATTTGCTACAAACTCTACTTCAGTCTGATAAGAGTCAACCATACCTTTAATATCAACATTATTTAAAGGTAGACCTAGATCAGATACGAGATCTTGAAAGTCTAGTTTAGCATTTTGCATTAAAGTTCTTGCAATAACTTGAGGATCAGTAGATGTATTATTCTTTAATTGACTTACCAACTCTGATCTAAATACTCTAACTGCTTGATTCTTAGCTCTAGTATGAGCACCTGACTTAATAAGTTGATTGACTTGACCTGTAAAGATAGCACCTTCTTCATCTCTCATACGTTTAAGAGTATCAGTTTCTAACTTTGCTTCTCTTTCTTCAGTTATTAAAATCTTAGCTCGGTCATAATCAATGTCACCATTAGGTTTAGTAGGAGTAGGAATATCTCTTTCTTTAAGCTCTGTTCTTATTTCTTTCATGTTAGCCTGTGCATCTTTTTGCATAGCATCTACTAGAGCTTGATCATATTTAACTTCTTGTGTAAGACCATAAAGATTAGATACTTTTGAAACATGAGTAATAATCTCATTAGCATAAGCAGGATTACGAGCTAACTCTTCTCTTGTAAGAGCGTTTAAACGTCTTTCAAGTTCTATCTCATCCATACCACCTTGGATACGAGCATTAGTTAGTCTTTCTGTTTTAGTAGCAATACCTTCTATTACTTTTCTAGATTGTTGATCAAGTTCTGTATTTAAACTTAGAGGATAGTCTCCTGCATAACCTGCACCCTTTAAACTTTGATCTAGATTGTCTTGACTAACAAGTACATCCTGAGCTAAAGCCTGCTGACCTGCTAAGCTTCTGTCTTGTTGTTCTTTATAGAGGTCTTCTACCTGTCCTGCTATGCCTTGAAGTACACTAGATTTATTATAATCATCAAATAGATTGTAAGCATTTTTAAGAGTAGTACCTCCCATAACTAGAGCTTGAGCATCAGCCTGAGCTTCAAGAGCTCCTGACTTATCTGCTATAGGCTGTTGAACATAGCCTTGATAGCCTGTTCCTGATACTTGGGTAGTTTCAAATTTAGGTGTTGCCATTATTATTCCTCAATAAAAGTTTCAAGTTGACCATCAATACCTTTTATCATCTCTTGAATAAAAGGATTCTTACTGGTTTTAAATCTATTTTTAATTTCATTTAGATTTTCTATTGATTCACCAGAGTATTTGTTTAAGAAGTAACCTATCATTGATGTAGATAAGTCATCTCCTGCTCGTGCTCTATCTTTAGCTAAAACAGAATCAACAATACTGCCCATTTCTGCTTTAGTATATAGACCAGACTCTTCTAAGTCTTGTAATTGTTGTCCTATGATACCTAATAAATTATTTATATTATGTTCAGGAGAATCAGAAATACTTAGGATACTCATAATTTCACTGTCAAATCCATCAACAGCACTCTTAATCTTAGCATTACGATCCATTTGTAAGAATCTTTGTTCCCATAAGTCTAGTTCACGTTGGGTTCTAAACCCTGCCATTTGTAAGAGAGCCTCTCCAGTTGTAATATCTAAACCTAAACCTTGTCCACCCTTAGTAAAGATGTCTCTATGTGATAGAGCTGTTAAGCCCTTAATAAAGTTATTACCTCCTGAAGACACTTTAGCTATCTCAGATAATAGGGTTGCAGCTATTTCAGGATTAGTCATGTCTACTGCATCTCTACGTTTAAACACATTGTAAACACTTTCAAGAGTTCTACTTACTCGATCTGTTGCAGTAAGAGCAGGTATATTAATACGACCTTGGGCACCCCTGCCTGATATATGATTCCATACTTGAACACCTTGTTCGATATAATCAAGTATAAAGTTAGTAGCTTGTGTTGAAGAGTCTTTACTGATAGTTATTCCAGTTTCTTCTCCAGTAGCAGCTTCCATCATAGCATTTGTAAGAAGATCTAAAGCTCCTGTTCTTAACATTTCTATATTCTCAGGATCTTCATCTTTCATAAATTGATCTACAAGCATTTTACCTATACCTAGGGGAGCTCCATATTCAACACCATGAATGACCATTCTTGAAGCAGCTAGTTTAGCTCTATCTTTTCTTGTTAAGTTAGTCGCTGTATCTTGTAATAAGTTCATTGATAACTTCTGATTAATCGACATGAACTGTGTTAAGAATGATAAGAAAGGGTATC